GGCCCAAACACCGCCCCAGAAAGTCGAGAGGATCGTCACGGACCCAGAATTGGAAGTGAAATCGGCGCCCGTGGATCCGGCACCATCAAGGCCTATAAGCGAACCTTCGACAATGAAGTCCGTTGCGGTAGTGAATGTTACGGTCCATATCTGCTGGCGACAGATCGCCTGATCGCAACTGCATTTCGTCTCATCTATTGTCCCACCATTCGACAGTACAAAGTTACCAACGGAGTTCGCCCGCACCTCACCTCTTATGAGCCAGGCGAAGATATCATTAAGGCGCCAGACCGTGGTCCCGTTGCCTGTTGGCCTGGCATCAGCCAGGAAGTATCGCTGCAACTGGAGCACCGATGTTGTCCCATGCATCCAGGCCCCTATATCAACGAATTTCCCATACCACGCTTTTTCATAGATGACACTATTAGGATTACGCGGATCGAATAGACCAGTGGGATCGATAAACTCGACGTCCGTATCACGGCCCTTATAGGCACCAAAGACAATATCACGGCCCTGGGAAATCGGGCGCAGGTTCTTAACGTGCGCGGTAAGCTGCAGATTCTCGCCGCCAGGATCGTAACAGACTACAGTCATAATGGCCGGCACGCATGGCTTGGCAAATGCGGCTTGCCAGTCGGCAGGATATTCTCCCGTAAACTTCTCGTAGTTGCAGTCGACAATGCCCCAAGGAAGGCAGGGCGGCGGCGGCACCGGCTTTGTGCATAGGCACTCCTCCTCCTCATATGGCTTGCATGGGCCTATACATAAGCCGGCATCGCTCCCCCACAACACGGCCGGATTTTGTGGTTCATAATTCGTAGGCAGCGTCAATCCATAGAGCCATTCCCATGGAGGCCCACCAACGAAAGCCGGATCTGTCGCCCATAGATCGCCCGGGCCAAGACCTATATTATTGCACGTCGCACAGGTCGGATGAGTACACAGCTGCGTGAGCCCAAAGTAGCAGTTGTTGTTGATCTCGAGCGTGGTGCCTGCAATCGAGATTGGACAGCTATACGCATATTTGGTTCCATAGAAGTTATTGTTCCAACAAAAGAGCCATCCACTACCAGCCCAGTTATTGATGTAGATTGGTTCTTCGCATTCATTGCCAATGAATAGGTTGTTATAGAGCCGTACGACTCCCATCGGCGTCCCTGTTGGCGAAAGGAAAACACCATGGAACTGGTCTTTGACGACGCAATGATTCACCGTAAGATATGTACCCTGATTATATCCTACGAAACGACGGTTGCCGCCGATGACGCCGACTTTTTGCGCTGCATAACAGCAGCGTACTTCAAGCTGAACTGTTGGAGTCCCCGTCCCAAGACAGTAGATACAAGTAATTTCATAGTTTGGTAGCGTTCCGGCATCGATACATTCAATCCGTACATGATATGCTTCTTCGTCGACAAAGAACGGTATGGGGTTTTGGCCGGCGACATCAGTAACTGTAATCATAAAGTTACGGATAGACACATAATCGGCATCGGCCCCAATTTCAAACCCATAATTCCCAGCAGGGATATTGAGCTCAAGGATAGGCCAGTCCGTGTTCGGATAGCCCTCGATGATAAGCCCGGGATCAGTGTCGTAGTCCGTACCCTGGAAGGCGGCACCGATTGCGATATTGTAATTATCGACACCCGAGTAAGGCGTGCCGGTATTCACGACTTTGAGACAATGCCCAGTAGGGCCAGGAGGGGTAGGGAATCCCGCGATATTAGCAACGCTGCCTTTGATAGACTTCCACGGCAGCAGCCCAGAACCGTCGCCTGTTACGTCGTCCCCGGTTACATTATTGCACCAATAGAATGCCATTAGACCGTCCCGACATTGAAGTCCCCAGTCAGCTCCAGGTAACCAAACGGGGCAGTCTCAGCCGGGCAAGGCATCGCATGAAACTCCAACTCCATTGATGCGAGCGCATCCGCCGAGAATGGGATCTCGATTGGCTGGCCGATACTCGCCCGATGTAGTACAAGAACGATAGTCGCATCCCGACAGGAGACTTCATGTGTTAACGTCACCTTATAGACACGCCTTCGGGCCAACGATTCGAAAAGCAAACGGTAGCCATCCGCAATTACCTGCGGTGTCGTATTGTATGCCAGATTCACAGTCCGCGGATTGATCTCGTCAAGAGCCACACGGACTACGATCTCATTCCTGAATTCGACATAGTATCTCGTATCATCATCTGCATCGTCCGCAAATGACTTGAAGTTCTCGCCCGGGTCTTTGATATTGGCGATCACGACATCGCCCACATCAATACTATCTACTTCGCCCTCCGCCAGGAGTACACACGTGAAAGTCCCAAGCGTATAGTCGGGCAATGGCTCAGTACAAGCAGCGAAACAAGGATCAGCCATATCTAACTCCCCGGGATTGGTGGATAGCAGACGATGCCTGCAAACTCTCTGAACTCCAGTGTCACGGTCTGGTCGGCAAGTGGATGGCCATGGTACCAAAACTCACTTATCTTTTCCGGGTTCCACAGCGTCACACAGTACTTGTAGTCCGTGTTGGACAGATAGTGCGGGTAGAGCCAGAACCTATCGCCCAGCTGCCGTACGAGATTCAGGCGTGCAATCGTACTCATGAATGCATTTATGAATTCGAATCGCGCACGATAATGCTCGACAGCCATATTGAAAATCGTCGGGTCGCCACATTGCGATTCATGCTTGAGTTGTCTCTGCGCAGTCCATTCACGGCTTTTCCCGATTTCATATTCATTGAAATCATAATGCGTGCCTATCATCGAATCAATTCTCAATACGGTAGCCATCAGTCGGCCTCCGTTGTCAGTGTGCTTAACTCTTCGGCTCGCTCCTCGAACCACTCATCATAGACACGCACCTTTGTCATTGGTGTGGCCTCCTCGACAATGATCTTAGGTTCGATTACCCAGGGTCGATCAGCCAGCACTTCGGCTTGAAGCCCACCAGTAGTTTCAGTTGCAATTCTCGGCATCTCTCGTCTCATACCCTGCGCGAACAAGTCGAGGATCCTACCGCCTTCGAATCGTGCCCAGAAATCCGGTCCCGCCATCTGGTGATGCATCCCACCTGTAAGCAAATTCGCAAAGCTCGGGACACCCCCACCACCTATTGCAGCCAGTACGAGCTTCAGCATAAGTGCTTTGGCGATCGCCCCGGTCAATTGAGCAAGCAGATTTTGGAAGAACTTGCCGATAGCACTTGTCGCCTTTCCAAACATCTGCGCGAGGCCCTGCCCGATACTATTACCAAGACTATCAACCGCAGACATCAAGGTACGAAAGACCGCTTGCCCAATATCAGATGCAGCACGCATTTGCTCTTGCATCTGCTGCCATGCAGTAGGCTGAGACAGCTTTTCATGGTACCTATCGATCAGATCTTCAAGAAGATTGTAATGGCTCAGTTCTTCTTCGCTCGCATAGGCCAACAGATTAGATCGTGTTCCATGCAAGTCAATAATCGCGTCCCGTTCGGCCGTAACCATTACTAGAAGCTGCTGATATTGCTGACGCCTCTCCATGAACGCACGCTGCGCAGCCTCACGGTTACGTATATCCGCAGTCGTTGGCGCCGGCGGGCCGACGAACGTAGGCCCCTCTGCCCCTGGCGGAGCCCAGCCCTCCGGTGTAGGCGGCCCGACAAAACCCTCAACCGCACGTTGAACTTTATCGAAATCGTCACCGAAATTCTTTATGACCTCACCTGTACGATAGAACATGTTCTCGATCTCACGCATGGCTGCATCGACGATCGAGACATTCGCAACTGCACCCGCAACGAATGGCTGGCCCGTACTCGGATCCTCACCGGATGCTATACGCCAAAAGATAGCAGCCTTGGCCCATGCCGACTTATCTCCCAAACGCGCCTGCACTTCCCAATACATTGCAGTCCAGGCAGCAGACAGCTGTTGCACAACCGTACGGAAACTCTCCCATTGATTGATGTAATGGCCGATCTCAAAACCGATGGCAACCGCAGCCAGCAAGCCGGCAATGACCAATAGCTTAAGGGCGATACTCCCCAGAATTACCCGAAGTGTACCAGCCAAGGCCGTAAAGACTTCCATATGCGAAATGGTTATAAGGATCTGGCCGGCGAGGATGAAAAACGCCCCACCGAATAAAAGAATGCCGACAGTTGCACCGCCTAGGACAAGCCCCACTCGTGTGAGCCATTTGATCAGCACCTCATGCTTCTCGGCAAAGTTACCGATCGCCGTTGCTGCTATCCGGGCCACATCGACCAGGCGCTTAAGATCGTCCCGGATGGCATCGAAGACGATAATCTCAATTCCCTTTACGGCGGATATGAAAAGCTTGAATGCACCTGCCACACTATTCAGTTGGATCTCAGCCATTTCAGCCGCAGCATTTGTACCTGTGATTGCAGCCTCAAGATCACCAACGGCTTCGGCACCTTGCGCTGCCAAGGTCAACCAGACTTCCGAGCCACGCTTGCCGAAGATATCACTTGCATGTTCAGCCTCAAGACCTGCATCGGAGAACTTACCAATAATCTCTGTCAGCGTATGCATAGAGGGATCGACTTCTTCGACGGTTAGCCCGAGCTCTCTAAGTGCCTTACGGGCAGCCCCGGTAGGCTTCACAAGCATCAATAAAGTCGTTCTCAGCTTCGCCCCGGCGCTCTCAGCACGTATTCCGCTCGAGACAAGAACTCCCAAAGTGGCAACTGTTTCCTCAAGCGAAATCCCGAGGTTTCGGGCAACGGCAGACACATAGGGGATGGAAGTACCCAGCCGAGACATCGTAAGCTGCGACTTCGATATCCCGGCGGCAAATACATTCGCTACTCGGCCGGCTTGGCCGGCAGACATACGGAAGGCGTTAAGTGTGGACACAACGATTTCAGAAGACGTTGCAAGGTCGGCCTGTGTCGCGGCGGCCAAGTCCAGAATAGGCTTAAGCGCCTTCATTTGTTTTTCGGCACTATACCCAGCACTCGCAAGGTAATACAACGCGTCTGCAGCTTCAGTGGCTTGGAAAACCGTAGTCCGGCCCATCTTCTGGGCAAATGCGGAGAGTGTTTCGTAGGTCCGCTGTCCCGAGGCCCCGGTCTCACCGAGAACGGATTGTACGTTCCGCATTGTTTGCTCGAACGTCGCACCGGTCTTTATGACCGATCGGGACATCAGGGCAAGTGGTGCAGCGACAGCAGCCCCAAGGATCGCCATTGAGGCACCAGCCCGGGAGAAAGAGTTACCGAGCGCACCCATCTTTGCCTGGAATGTATCGATGCGTTTATCGGTCGTACTCATCTTGGACAGGAAGTCCGTGATGTTACCGATAATCGCTATTTCAAGTGTCGCTAGCCGATCTGTCATCTCGGCTCACCTTTCGCATCCCCGTGAGGCCAAACAACTTCTTAAATGTTCCCCACTTGATACCACCGCCGCGATGACGCGCTCCAATTTTTCGACCTATCCGGGCGATCGCGTTCATGTACTTCCGGGCAAGACTCTTGATCTTGGAGGCATGGATAATATGTATAAGCTCGAGTCGATTATTTAACGTTCTCAAGCTCGCCCGCCTCGAGAGCTCAATGAACTCCTGGGGCGGCATCCCATGTATCTCCTCCAGGCGATAGCCCGCTCCGACAAGGTCGTCTATGGCCGACCAGATATCGAAGCCATTTGTCCCTTCGATATCGAAGTCCCGAACGTCGCCACGATTGAGAAAAAAGTTGGCAGCAACCTCGTATGCACCTTTAGGAAAGCATCGAGATGAACGAGCCCGATCTCGAAATCATCAACGATAGATCGCCCCGTTAGGAGCTCAAGCAATTCGGCCATTGTCGCCCATGATGCAGACATAAGCATGATCATAAACGCATAGCCGCGGGCAGTATCGCTCACCCCCTCCTCCGGCAAAGCAGCCCAGTCAACAGCCGTAAAGCCGCCTGCGATCTTAGGTGCTGCGGCAAGAAACTCCGTCATCGTTAGGCGTCGCATCTTGCAATGTGTCCCGTCGGGCAGATCATATTCATGCTCTACACGGAAAGCGTCCTTCATGATCTCACCCGGTGAATCTTGTGTAGTTACTGAACTGGGCTTCTCTGGCATAGCCTTTGAGCCTCGCTTGTCATCCATACTCTACTGGTCTCCTCTCGTTACGTCGCAGGGCACGTAGATTGTATCTCGATATTGCCGAACGGATCCCCAGGATGGGAAGCCGCACAGTCAGTTGCCCGGAAGGTGATAGGAAACTCCACGATCGTCTCGCCGAACTCCAGCGCGAAGTCGCCTAGCACCAGGGCAGCCCACAGGTGGATCAGGAGCCACTTGTTCGCACATGGGAATGTGTGCTCAAAGCGCATACCGTAATGCCTACCGCAATCCGGCTTCTTGAACGGTATCTTACAACCTGACGCGGTCGGTATCCACATGACGCCGAGCGCCGTTGCCAAGTTGAAGACTGTGATCTCATGGATCACAACCGTAAACTCGAAATTCGCGCGTACCGGTATTGCGGCATCAAACTGTCCGTCACGTCCCCTGAAATGCTCGACATAAGTCGGCGCATAGTTGAACGTTTGAACTCCGCACTCTCCCAGGCTATGCTCCACACCGCCAGCCTCGTGCGAACAGACATAAACGAGACCACCATTGATCGTATAGTTCTCGTTGACGGTCTCCTCGGCGCAGGTAGCACATACACTACTCATCTCATCACCTCCTTTACCGAATGAATTCTGGCTGTCCAGGACGACAGCATTGATAGACGACATTGAATCTATATCGACACGCTTTCCGCCAGGCCTGAAGCGGGGAATAGAGGTTCGCCTCATAGGAATCGCCATCGTAGCGCGAGTCCAGTATGATCAAATCAGTGGATATAGTAGGTGGGCAACAAGTCTGCGGACATTGGTGGCAACCGAACGTCCGTTCCAGCCAATGTAAGATATCGCCGACAACAAGATCACCAGCCATTACGAGACTCGCATCCTTTCGGGCATAGGCAATGAACTGTACATTGACATCCCTGACCGGCTCTAATTCATGACGTGAGATAGGATTACCAAGCGCATTGCCGAAACACAGGCATACATCGAACGATCCACGCTCGGGCTGCATGACTCTCCGCACACCATGATCGATATCTACCAAATCGGTAATGCCTGGGCAGCCAGTAAGGCAGTCATAGATATAGGCAAGCAGCAATCGCTCTCTCATAAGCCCGCATTCCTTTTGACGATCCGCTTAAGTTGATTGTCGATATATTTTAGAACGTCGGTTCTTGTCTCCTCAAATGCCTGAAAGAGATAGCCACCATCTGGCAAATCCTCGATCTTACGAGCATAGTGTACCCACGTTCCGACCGATACCTCAATATATTCCTTACGCCAGTCAGTGATTTCTGAATGGATCGAACCCATAAGTGTACCAGATACGACATGCCCTTTTTCATTGATAATCTGTTTCGCACGTCGCGCCATTACCGCCCCACCACGGACGAATGCATCGGGGAAGGCGTGTCCAAACTCCGCTGTCATACGGCCTATACGGCCCTTTGCCTTTGCAATGCCCATCATTCTGACATACCAACCCTTATCGCCATGCCATTTCGCCATCAGTCTTCTCCTGGCCGTTCCTGTGGCGGTTGAATCTCTCTCAGGCTACCTTTAAGCTGATGAGCACCATCATCGCTTGCCGGTCGTTTCACAGCGACCACGATCATCTCTGTGCCCTGTGGCCGTACTAACTTATCGCCTACCCTCACGGCTTTCAACTGTCCAAGGAAAGCGAACAATGATTCATCTCGGCGACCTTCGTCTTCATAGGTCGTCTCAAGGCTCGGCTTGTAGATCCGGCAGTGGTAGCGTGGAATAATAGGCACATCGCCCCAGTTCGGGATCACACCGCCCATGCCATCATCGGTAGTCGCTTCACGCCATATCTCGACAACCTCATTCCATGCACGCCCCTGGTAAGTCATCAGATAACCGCCATCCCTCGATCGAACCGTCTATGGTTCTGAATAATCACATCGACAGCCGGATGTCCCGTACTCCTATTCAGAGTAGCCTGTTTGAATACTTCACGCAATGCGTAAGACCAGCCATCGACCGACTCTCGAGCATACTTCGATATGATAGGCCCATAGACCGTATCCCACTGGCCGGCATACCGGAGCAGCAGGCATGTCGCATGCTGAATATCAACCGGACAGGCCTCGTATAGTCCCCAGATACCGGTTACCCGGATATTACGGTGGCCCCGCGGGAAGTACCCGCCATTATAGCAGGCCAGGTGTGCGGGGATCACCGCGCCCGTTTTCCAGTCTTTATGGAAAAGCCAAGTGCCTTTCATCCGATAGTCGGCCGGCGTGAACGCCATGGACGGGCTGTCAAGGTTTTCAAGTCCCGTCAATTGCAGGAGCGCCTTAGGCAGGACAAGATAACCCTCGCCAGTACCATCAACGTCTAGGCTCTTGCTCACAGGAAGGAAATGCTGCCCGGCACACCTATCGATGATGGTCATTGCCACTCGGATCAAATACTGAATATCGGTATCACTAAGCGCAGTTCCTACAAGGCACCGGGCCTTCGCTTCGGATACAGTTAGGTAGCTATCGGTCTGGAGAAATGTTCCTGCGAGATAGACATAGAATTCGAGTTTCGCACTTACCTCATCATGCCCGGTGACAGGTGTATAGTACCACTTATCATAATGCTTACCTAAGTCCGCTGCCCCGGGGATTGCCCAATCGACATAATAGATCCCTACTCCATTATGGACTATATCAGCACCCGTCTTTGTCGCAAGCAGCGTATCGTCCTCTGCCAGGATCTCGACCTTGGCGATGGCATAGGGATCATAAAGTTGCAGGTTCTGATCCTCGAAACTTATCCCAAGGCGTACGGTTTGGCCTTGCTCAGCCAAGAATCTGGAAACTGCCATAGCGTTCCACCTCTTACCATGCCTGTGTTGCAAAGCCCTTGAGTTGGGCGACAATATCCTCGATTACATCATACACTTTCATCGTATGAATTTCCAGGTCTGGGCAGTCCCACCGGATAAGCCATGCCCCGATAGCGATAGGGGTAAAGTCGTAATAGTAGATGCCATTTACCTGTTCTGTCGGATTAGCAGTATCGACAAGAAAAAGAAGTGGGTTATACCGGTTGATTGTAATACTGGCAGCAATGCCCGTTGCCTCAGAGCCATCAGCGTTAAGGATCCGTGTGAAGTCTCTGATTGGTATATTGACATAGTTCACCCGATAGCCACTCCCTTCATTGTCACGAAGAACGAGCCCCAGCCATAAACATCATCGGCGACTACATTCGCAGCGACTTTGTGCATGCCGCCGCTGTCCGGAGTCGCATTGTAGTAGTATTCACCACCAGCGATTTCGGTTGCATTGCCAAATGCAAGAACGGTATTATCCTCACGTCGGACTTCAACCGCCACAGTACGTCCAAGAAGCGGCCCCGTCTCATCGACTACCGCAATTGGAATCTGGATCTGTCTATCGACCGGGTGCATCCCGCACCAGCCAGTGCTCATAGCGTGACCTCCAGCCATACAATGCCTGAGATATCTTCTGTGTCATTATTGTATCCAAACTTCGGCCAGCAGGAAAAACCAAGCCGATCGTTTACCACAAATGTATACGTCCCCGCAGCCCATGTTATCGAATTGAACGAAACGCCATCTGCAAGCAGCAAGTTAGCGGTGAAGTCAGCTCCATTTTTCATACAGGAATATCGGCGATCATTTCCTGTCCCGGCGACAACTTCATAGGCTGATAGCCCTATGACCGAACCTGCAAACTTCATCGTGTACATGAATGCTATCGTATCGGCGGGCAGGATAGATACACATCGCACGCCCGCCACGCCAAAGTACTGCTTGCCGGCGACGGAAGTATAATGAAACACATTCTCAAATCCGAATTGCAAAGCCACTATCGCAGTCGCAGGTGCAGCCGGGGCGGCCCACTTAAGCCCAAGTGCCTGTGCGTTGTCGGCAGTCAGGATTTCATCATTTGCTCCGATAGGAATACGGTTATCGTCAGTGTCATAACCAAAGAGGTCGCCCTTCGTAGTTAGCGGGCTCGTACTACCAATTCGCGTTACGAGGATCATACGATTCATGCCCTCCGTGGATCAGAATGCGGGATACCGACACATATCCATTGCCAGCCGGTACCCGCAACTATTCCATTGTAAGCCGGTATGCTTCGATCATGCACAAGATCGGCTTCGCCTTCATCTAAGTTGAATCGCATATGATCATCGCTCGCAGCCGGGAATGCGTATCCAGTCTGCTCATAAGCCGCTGGAGTAGCAGAGGCCCTGAATTGCCAGATTCGCATATGTAGCCCACGCCCTACCATTGCAATTGCCGTTGGCAATAACATGGCCGATGCATGCCCTATAGGGAATACTGGCCTATCAACGCCATTGATTGTTGCTTGATATGCAGTCTGGATTGGCGGGAATGGCGATATGTTCCGCATCCGCCATTGGATAAAGTAATGCGCCCCCACCAATAGTTGATTTTGGACAACGTTGACATACCCACCTGTCCCATCTCCACCTGTCCAACGAATAGCAAAATAGTCCCATCCAGACTCCATGAAGACCTCTATCCCGCTCGTCAGAAGGCCCCCACCATCTCGCACACCCCACTCAAACAGATAACCATCATGTGCTACTGGCGAAGTCAAAAGCTCAAATTCCATATCGATCGATATATTTAGCGTTACTGTAGGCTGGACCATCGGGATTTCGATACGGGCACTATCAGGGTTAGCCCCGGGTAGCTGAATATAACAACGGCGTTCTCCTAAGACCCCCATATGTATTCTCCTCTATGCAACCGGCGCACCAGGCATATAGCCCGTATTGATTCTCTGAGTATCACCAGCAGTACCTCTAAGGAAGTAGCCGCGCGCACTGAAAGAGAATTCTGCAGCCCCACTAGAACGACGTATATGGAGCACTGCATTCGGCACGCAGGGCAGATGGATAGGATAGATCTTGTTGTTCGTCTCGTAGTGCGCGCATATCATATCAAGCGCATAGAACGTGCCGCCCAGCATATAGGCGATCTCGATTTCAAGTGCCGCCTCATGGGTATCGAATGTCATATCAACCAGCCACACAGTCCAGCCAGAGGGCGGCCGGACTATCCTATGCCAGTTATCGTCATTGATCGTCATAGGCACTCGGTACCAGCCATGCTTCGGCTTGCCGCCTAATAGTCCTCGCAGGTATTTCGGAATGTCAGTGAATGCCATTTTGGTCTCCTCCCGCTGTTACAGCTTCGAGTTCTATATCATTCCGCTTACGTGCAAGTGCCTCCTCGACCCTATCACAGATCTCGATCATTGACATCGCACGGAAGCAGTCAAGTGTCGTACAGGTTGGCCGTTTATCGAAACATGGACAGCATGCAATCTCAGAACCTTTCCATATCGGGAAAGCATACTTGTAATGTCCAACTCGTCTATTGGGCGGCCAGGTGGAAAAGAGATCCACATGCGGAGTCCCAACAGCTTCTGCCAAATGATAGAGTCCGGTATCGGGCGAAATCACGCAATCGGCGACATCTACCAATGCGGCTAGCTGCCTGACATTGAGCATACCAGTAAGGTTAAGGCTACAAGGCCAGTCAATGGGATGCAGATTGGTATAGATAATACTGGCGCCACGGTCCATAAGTTCCGCCGTTACTGCCGTTGTCTGATCGGCCGGCAGACTCCTTAGGTGCGTCGTCATACTATGGATAGCGAAAAGGATCCATGGCCGCGGCAGGTCCGCCAGCATCTGCCGTGCTACCGTCCGTTCCTCCTCATGCACTGTTGGCACGTCGAATACATATTCATCTGGCACATGGCCCAAAAGGTAACGGGCATAGATATCGATCCGTTCAAAGTCATACTTCTCTGGGTGTCGTTCTGCAAAACCACGTAAGTCAAGGACAGCGGGGAAATGCCCACGCATACTCGATATCTGATATACTTGAGTTATCCAGCTGACACCTTCAAAAAGCGGCCCATGCCTGGACGTTGTCGCGAAGGAGATGCGCAAATACGGGTAGGCTTTCGCTAGTTCTCTTATGACAGCCGCGAGGAGTATCACATCGCCCATGCCAATATTCCGAATAACTATCACTTCTGCGCCCGGTCTCATGTGTTTCATAGCCTCAGGCCCGATCTCATTCAACTGTTTATATGGATCCTCGACCCAGCCCTGGCGGAGTAGATAGTCATACTCATATTCAGTTGGGATTGGTTCGATCTTACCACGCAGGAAAGTCCAGAATTTAGCGCCTGGTACCTGATGCTGCCATGAGATCGAACGGGCAAGCCTGAGGTAGCCAGCTGGTTCCGCTGCCATCTGCACGCTCCTCTTACCAAATGAGGGCGCAAACCCGTACAGACAGGCTTACGCCCTCAGATTATTTACTGCCTACCCCCTCAGACCTAGTAACCGCTCTGTGGTACGCAGCATTCATTCCTTGTCGTAAGACCATCAAGCAGAACGGTAGCCGCGACATTCTGAACCATCGCATCGAAGCCGACACGGAAGATATGGAATGTCTGACTATTGACTCCGTCCCTCTGGCGCTCGTACTCGATCTCAGTCTGGATACCAAGTACAAGGTTTTCGGGCCTCGACAAGAACATGAATGTACCCGCCTGTCCGTCCTCATAACCACCACATACATTGGGCAGATTCACCGGCAGAAGCGGTATCTCCTCAATCGGAGTTTTCCGCCATCTGGCGATTGTCTGCCCCGTGATGATGGAATCACCCAGCCCCGTCTGTCTTGCCTCGATCATATCGGCATAATCGATAGCGAGATCCGGCGCCATGAAGTACCGCATAAGGTCTTGCCTCTTACGATACTTTGTCAGTAGCGTCCGCATCATCCAGCCGAAATGGCACCAGTCGAGACAGCAATGCGGGAAGGTCGGAGAGATCGGGTTTCCCGTCTTCATCTGCTCATACCAGCCATCGAACCAGTGGAGTACGGATGAATCCACATCAGGGTTGGTGTAAGTGCCGCTGAGGTTTGCCATAAGCGCAATCACCTCGAGCTCATTATTGATCTGCTCGGCGACCATCCTCAGGATATGCTCCTCAAGAGCAGGACCTTCAAGGTTATCTTTGAGAACATCGTCGCAGATCGGAATAACGACTTTATGCTTCCGGGCCGTGAGTTGCTTACCCTCGGCGGTTATCTGTCCGGAATCCTCGTAGGACCCGCAAACATCTCGACGCAACACGCCTTTCGTGATATCGAGAAAGCGAATCCACTTAGTTGCGCGATCCATACGCTCGACACGCACCATCTGCCATAGCACGGATTCATCGACCATATAGTCGATCAGCCGTGTGGCCTCCGTTGTCGTGATGATCGTAGGCGCGCTTGACGTCTGAATCGTTTTCTTGAAGTCGTAGCTATTGTCTGCCTTAACCCCAAGAAGTCTGATTGCACGGTCGCTCATCTCAGACCTCCTTGCCTTCGCCTGTCCCTTCTGAAATCCATTACCTGAAACTCTGAGACGCGCTTTTCGTTCATACGAGCGACCTTAGTCCTTTTTCGGCCTTGTCTTCTCGCGGTATGCCTTCACCGTTGCAACAGGGATACGGACACCGAGCATCGTGGAGAACGCTGTCTCGCCATCATCACCGTCAGCACCCTTGCCACCACTACCGGCCTTGAGCAGCTCCTGCATCGAAATGCCCTTCGCGCCTTCGATGGTTTCGAGCCTCGTATTCATCTTGGTCAGCATGGCACCGACATCACGAAAGCCATGAACGATATCGACTGCCGAAATACTCTTGGCAGCCTCCTCTTCCGTTACCTTCTCCTCGCCTTCGCCTTCGCCTTTGGGCTTCTCCTCGCCCTCGTCCTTGCCTTT